AGTTCACTAAAATTAAAACAAACAACTTCTTGCCCTTTATCATTAGTTATTATTACAGAGTTTTCCATTTTGTTGTTTAGTTTAAGAAAACTATATATGGGATATGATAAGATATGTCAAATTAATAGAGCAATAACTATAATTAAGATAAGTAAGGTCTTTGGGTAAAAATATAATAACCGTATTAAAAAACCTAAGAGAGATTGCATTAACTATATATAGTATTTAATACAACGTTTGCCAACTATATTTTCTTAATATCAAAAATTACTGAGTTTGGAATTATTGTTGAGTTGCCGACCTCATCAATTTTTTTTGGGTCTTTTTCATTAACAGCATAATCACCAAATATCCTTGTAATTCCACCACTTTGTGAAAGTAAATGTCCCTTGGTAATACAAACGGCTAACTTTGCTTTTTTTAAATCATCTAAACTTATCCAACTTGGATCACTAACAATATCGTGCCAATGACACTCAACCATAGGGTA